TTATATACTGCCGTCTCGATTTTGTAAACTCCATTATATCGCGGAGATAAATGACTATTCACTTCACATAGTCCTCCAATCCGCAGTGCTGGATTTAGCAGCGTATCAAATGTGAGCTGCGACATTTGTCTCGCTGGTGTATTGACGAGTCCAGTTTCAGCCGAAACAACCGGGATAAAGCTGCTCGTCACCTCGTGTTTTTTGATAATGTAAAGTTTGCCATCGTCAATATACCAAGTTTCCCCTTCATTCATTAAATCGCTAATCAGATTCGTGCTGGCGCCGACCAACACACGCGGACGAATTAGGGGGGGCTGGTGAGTAAATTTTCCTTTTGTTGTGTTGGGCATATCTGACAATATGGCATCTAACGCGATGTTCTTACCTTTTACCGTCCGACTTGTGAAACTGTTCAAATGGTCGAATAGCCCATCTATGCACTCAATTTGACTCACCAGATCCGCGCCCTCCCGGGTGTTCTCGCCGCGATGTATTGTGCCGGTGAATAACAACTTTAGCTGACCGTCATATCCAACGCTGAACGATACCGGTACACGTTTGTTTTGGTTCTGCGCGTCTTTAGCAATAGCCAATCTGCTCGACTGCTTTAGATTATAGATTTTGATTGTCAGCTTATTTAATCCGCCCATAATGGATTTACTCGCAGAAAATGACACGCGCAAGGGTGGCACAACCTCAACTTTTTGAGCATTGCTAACCTGTATCGTTAGTTTGTAGTCTCTATTAAATCGGGACAGGCGCTGCACGTATAACCTCCATGTCCGATGTCTCAAGCATAAATAACTTGCATCTGCCGGTCTTAAAGTCGTTCAGATTGAATGGGTCTATCACATCGCTCGATACGTAAAAATCGAAGGGCAGATTTCTTGACCGAATATGCAACACGCCGGCACTTAATTTTATGCCGTTTACGATCTTGCCTTTATACTCAACATCAAAACACCACATCCGTACAGTCGGATAAAATCTCAGCGTAAGGATTACTTCTGACTCGTGAAACATAATGATATGCCGCTGGTGAGCCTCATTCGTTATATTCTCAATTTGTATCATTTTCCTACCACGAGCTCATGATTTGTGATGCTAATGACGCCGGGACTTTTTTTCCGTGTTGAGCGCCTTTATCTTTTTTCGTCTCAAGCTGACCACCCGTCCCCGCCGATGGTTTTTTAGCAGCAACATTAGCATAGATCAGCTCTGCAAATTGCATCTTTTCGGCTTCGATTGTAAACGACGTCGAGTTATCCTGGTTGTCTGTCGATAACGTGAACGATGTGATCCGCATATTTGTCCGTTGTCGATACGGCATGTCAATATCTATCAACTGACGGCCTAGATGTGCTGCCTCCATATAATCGACAAACTTGTTTTGGTTGCTTTTCCTCGCATCGTGATTCCCGAACATGTCGAGCAGTTGGCGCCCTTTCCCGATCATGTTATCCAGAGCGTGCACTGCGTCGAGTGCCGTATTTGCGTATTCAGCAACTTTCGATAGCTGGCTTTGAGTCGCAGCTGGTGCAAACAGGCTTGTAAAATTCCCAATCTCTGCCGACTTTGTCTGCAGTTGCCGAATCAACGGCGACGCTCGTACGTGTACGTCGCTGACGTCACCTTCGATTGAAATTCTCAGCGGTTTCAGTATGATATGATCATTTACAACACTGCCGTCCTCGAGTGGCGTTGCTGGTATTTCAGACTCGAAATGAGTTGAGTCATTGACCCGCACGAAAGCGGTGAAGCCTCCAATTCCGATCTCCGACTTCGGTACATCAGATATCTTGGAGCTCAGGAAATCAGAGACGAGTCCCATCATCGACCCCCCGCTGAGAGCTGAATGTTAGCGTTGTCTAGCTGATGATTTAAGGCGCTGTCAACAGCCCGCCCTGTTCCCTCAGGGTCGTTTGTTTTTATCGTGATAGTGTTGTTCTGAACGACTTGCCTGTTGTCAGTCGTTTGTGAGTGTGAGCCGTTGGGCGCATGATACGTCATTAACGTCTGCGGGACGGCAGACGTCAACGTCTGAGATACAGCAGATGGAGATACATCAGACGTCAAATCAGCAGCGCCGAAATGAAACATTCCTGCTAATTTCTGGCCGCCGGAAATCATCCATCCGCCTATTTTTCCGAGCATAGCCCACACTTTTTCCAAGCTATGAAATAGAACCATTACAACGTCCTTCATGACCTTGAATCCCGCAGTCGCGTCATTGACGATACTGCGCCCGGTCATGGCGTGATAAAAACCTGCGATGACCGACTTGCCGCCCTTAAAGGCCGTTATCAAATCATCGACAACTAAATACAGAGCTACTAATGCCCCAACGACCGCAGTTTTCCGAATCATAACAAGAGCGCCAGCCCATCCTAATGTCGCGATCTTCAGACCGATCATAGCAACTGATATTGCCGCAATTGCAGGAAGCATTCGTCTGAGTGACTGAATAAGTATGCTTACCCATTTTATCGCAAACTTGACGCCACCGATTATCCATCCTTTGTTTGCGACCAGCAGATCGGTAAACGCGTCAGACATGCGGCGCATATCTGGCGCTGCGCCTACAGCGATGAGCTGCCGAAACGAATCAAGGCTGAATCGCATAGAGTTTACTGATTTCGTGTAGTCGGTGGCTAAAACGATCTGCTTTTTAGTTAATATGCCGAGTTTTTTTGCTTTGTCTCTGAGACCGTCAATCGCTGAACCTGTCTTATTAAGCAGCTGCAACAGACTCGAGTCTATGCCTAACGCCGACGCGAAATGCTCCTGCTCCGCCATGCTCAGGTGCAGCGCTTTGAACCGCCTGCCGACTTCCAGTAGAATTCTGTCGGCAGACTTTACGTGCCCGTTTGCATCACGCACAGATATTCCGAGCCGCGAAAAATCGTCGCTACCATCTTGTGCTGCCCGACCGATTGCGGACGACAGCCCCTTAAGACTGTTTTCCATCGCAGCTGTTGTGCTTTGGGACTGCGTAGCAGCATAAGACAGCTCTTGGATAGCTTTGACGCTCACTCCTGTTTGAGTGCTTAATGCGCATTCATACCGACTAGCATTCCTCCGAGGAGCTTTATCGAGCTACCCAGTGTGGCGTTATAATCAGACAACGGTTTTGTCGATCCGGAAAAGCTGAACTTAGTCACAAGATTGTTTACGACTTGACCCATCTAAGCCTCCGAAGATTTTTGGTAATGATACGCTTCTAAATCAGCTTGTATGCTTTCAAACTCAACAACATCAAGGAACCTATCGCTATCCCACTTTTCAATTTCATCAATCGAACCATACCCCTTTTTCGCCAGTTGGAATATGGTCGCGTCCTCATCGCTAACATTTGTGCATGTGACCAGATTGTCACACTCACGTCGAACATTAACGCTCAGTCGGTATCGCGACCTGCCAAAAAAGGGTAGCTAATCACAGCCAACGAAACGCCAATAAATGACAAATAGTCATCCGGATGTTCTTCCCAATGAGCATCGCCCAACCTTGACAACAGCGAATCATTGAACGTAACTGAATCATTCACAACCGATTCAACTGGTTCAAACTCAGCCGAGTCAAGAAATGCAAAGTCGTTATTGTGTATCCGTGAACTTATATTCACGCCCGTTTATCTCTGCGACACCGTCCGAATAAATCTTTTGTATCATTTCCTTTGCTTGTTCTTCTTGGCTCTGCATCAGACTGTGTAGTAATGGATCCGTTCTCCAGCGTATATGACTCGGCGGCCGGTTTTCCATCGCGCGTAAAATCCTCTTTTACTGAACCATTAAACACAGTGATATTACCCTGATTTTTTGCACTGTTTAAGAAAATATCCGACCCGCTCTGCTTCTGCACTCGTAGTACCAGGTCACAGACTGTCGCATCAGACCTCACATTGATATTTACACTACCATTCGCCGCATTGACCTGACTAGATAATGGATTGACTGGGTTAAGCTCTACAATATCACCGACTCCAAAATCTGTGATAGCAACCCCGTTTAAAACTACCGAGGTGCTATCTGCTTGCATTGTAACAACTGAATGAATGGCGCCAGCGTTTTTCACTGCCGCTTGCAATACCGGCGATTTGCGGGCCTGCCGGTCAGCCTGTGGCTGGTCTGCTAATTTGCCTGCAAGCCAATAGAAGCCGTTCGCCAGTATATTGCGCTCGAACGTGTCGCGATCACCGAAATAGTCAGGACTCGACCAGGTCCCCGGGGCAAATACCCCCGCGCGGACAAATCCGCGCGTAGTCTTATCGCCCTGATCTAACAACTGATTCACGCCGCGTTGTGTTTGCGGAATTTTCGTTGACGTTGATTTCAACAAGTTATACATATCCGTTTGAACCGCATCAATAAACGCGATCAGGTTGTATCGATTG